GCCGTCGCCCACTTCCTTGCGATAGTCGAACCGCGTCCGGCGCAGCAGGCCGGAAAAGAAGGCGGGCCGTCCGCCATGCAGCATCGTGGTCAGCGACCTGGCGGCCTTGGTGAGCCAGTTCATTGCGGAATCCAGTTCTCATCGAGGTAAGTTTCGTAGGAGGTCGCCAACATGCGTATCCCTGCGGGCGTCACTTGCAGCCTTCCATCGGCATCGGCCACAATCAGGTGTGGCATCATGCGCGCGAGCAGGGGTTTGCCCATCGCACCGTGGTGCTCGACGAATTGGACAATAGTCACGCCGCCAAACTCGATTGTGGCGCGCATGATGTAGGCGATGGCATTCTGCTCGATATCTGCGTTTTTAGGCGGCGCGGCTTCGGGCTTGATCTTCTCAGGCGAGATTAGCGGCCGCCATTCGGCCATGCTGTCAGTCGGTACCGCATGGATCGCCAGTGCCAGCGCCCAGAAGCGGTCGGCATGGCCGTCGGCTGTCCGTTCGGCGGTGAAGCGGATATTACCTGCCGCCGTCGTCTCCTTCGTCACGGCCCGCAGATCGGCGCGGATATGTTTGTCATGGGGGATGCGCAGTCGGCGATCCTCCATCTTGCCGCGCACCGGATAGGCCAGCGCCTCTTTGACCTTGCCGCTGAAGTTCACCAGCTCGATAGCATATTTGCCGAACTTGGCCTGCGCATCATCGCCCCAGCCGATACCGAGACCGGTATAGTCGATCGCGGTGCGGCGGCAGCGCTGTATCCAGGGCCACAGGATTTTCTCCTGGTCGGGCTTGGGCATGTTGCGCAGCGCTTCGATATGGCGCGTGTAAAGGACGTCGCCCAGCCGCTCGAGCACCCACAGGACGGTCAGGTCATGCTTGCGGCCGATGTCGATGCCGGCATACAGTTCGCCGCCCTCTATCGTGCGCCAATCGGCGCCGGACGGATATTCGGCGCTGGCGATCAGGTCATATTCCAGGAAAGCCGCATCATCGTCGGCGGGGATGCACATATATTCCTGGAGAAAACTCTCCTCATCGACGCAACCCGATTTGACGAAGTCGAAATAGGCGGCCTCGTCCATCGCCTGGATCGGATCGTCATGCGGCAACGACTGCTGCAATTTGTAGAGGAAGCCGTCATCCAGGGCGTTCTGCAAGGTGACGGTGTGAAGGCTGATCCCCTTCGGGTTGCCCTTCTCCAATATCTCCACGATCAGCTGATTGAAGAAGTTCTTGGTGCCGCGATAGGTCGAGATCACTTCCAGCGAACCGCCCCAGGTTATGCCTGGGTACGCGATGGCCCACAGCTTCCGCGGATCGGGATGAAGGGCGAACTCGTCCAGCACCCGCCCGCCGCGCTTGCCTGCCTGGGCGTCCGGGTTCGACGACATGGAGTTGATGCGCTTGCCGTTGGCGAAGTTCAGAGCATAGGCTGTATGCTTCTTCGCATCGTCGATCACGACTTCGCCCAGGTCGCGCGCCGCCATGTCCAGCACGCCGGCGAACATCTTGCAGTCTTCCAGGAACAGGCGTGCCTGGATGTCGTCGCGGGAGCTGACCCACTGGTCGAAACGCGCGCTTGCCAGCCCGGTACGAGAGACGCTCGAATAGGCTGTAGCCCAACTGAAGCCGAGCTGGCGGCCCTTGCGCGCCAACTTCAGCCGGGACTGGTCGGCAATCCACCGGCCTTGATATGGCAGGAAGATAGTATCGGGATTGGCAGGGATGATCTTCGCGTTGCCCATCAGCCCGCGCCCAAGGCCCGATTGATCTCCGCCATCGTTTCGGACGAGACGCCTGCCTTCTTGCCTACGCCATCAATCGCAGCGCGCGCCTTCGCCAGACGCAGGGCAACATCCTCTTCGAGCTTGCGCCGCGCCTCGGCCGACGACTTTTGCGCATTGACGGCCGACTGCACGGCACGGCCGACTTCCTGGAGCCCCTTGCTATCGACCTTGCCGCCTTCCAGCAGCTCATAGGCCGACACCTTGATCATCTCGGCCACCGCAATCGTGACCTGGTCCGGCCCATCCGTGCCTAGATTGGCTACCATCTGGCCGGTGATGGTACGCACTTCGTCCAGGCGACGAAACTGGATGGCCTTGCGAATCGACCAGCGACTGAAGGCCGACTTGCTGACGCTGCCTATGCCGCGATCGGCCAGGCGCGCGTTGAACTCTTTCAGGATCAGGTTCTGCGGCATGGCCCGCTCGCGCAGCTGCTCGGCCGCCCACATGATTTCGGCGTCGGCATCCTCGGGCAGCATGTCGATCGACGATAACCGGCCGCGACCCTCGCGGCGATCTGTGGGCTCGGCCTCGTTCATTCCGGCCCCCTCAGTTGTCGTCGGACGGACGAGTGACGCCCTCGATCACTTCACGCCGCTCGACATGGTTACGGCCAAGCTGCGTGATCTGGGCGATCATCACCGTGCCTGCCTCTGTGATGCGGACCGCTTCCAGTTCGGCCATCTTGCGCAGTTGGGTGCGCACCCAGTCACGCGATCGACGGATGGCGAAGGCATCCAGGACGCGCATCAGGCTGACCTCGTTCATGCGGCCATCGACCTGCATGGCAAGTTCCTTGAGGATGACCAGCCGGCCGTCTTCGGTCACTTTGTCATTATAAGGGATCATTGCTTCTCTCGCAGATAGTCGTCGATGCGATTGACGGTGCGGACCAGTGTGGAGAGTTCGCTTTGCTGGCGGTTGGTAATGCCCAGAAGTTCGACCAGCTGCATCTTGAGGTTGTTCACATCATCCTTCGTAGGAAGATGCGCGACCTCGCCCTCCACGCGGAGCTGCCGATCCTCCATCAGGTCTAGGCGGCCTTCGAGTGTCTTCACCCGGTCGGATGCGGCAGTGCGACCCTTTTCATACCAGGTCCACAACATGCTTGCGCAGCTGACCATCAGGGCCAGAAAGCCCACCAGCGCCGATCCACTACCCACGACTTCCCCCCTCTCTTCCGCACCCGAAAACATGAATTGCCCCCTAGGGCTGGCCATTGACATCGATCGCTGCGGCCCGGCGCCAGGCATCGATCAGATGCTCCAGCCGCAACGTGTTATCGGTTACGGCGTCGATATCGGCGCGATCCACGATGGCCGCTTCACCGGGCCGCAAAGCTCCGGTGGACAGGACGGGAAAGGCGGGCATTCGCGCGCCGCCGCCACTACCGGGATTGCCGTCTGCACCCGTTCCGCTGGCTTGGCGCATCCGGCCATCGACAGCAGCACGAGCAGCGGCCAGATCGGCCTCATACGCATTCTTCACCTCCGAAACTTGGGCCGTCCATTGGGTACGGACCCGCTCCACATTCGCGCGATCGCGGGCGGCCGCCTCGATCCGCGCCCACCGGACCAGGGCGACGAACTTCAGCATTTCAGTCTTTTGCTCGACGAACAGGCCATGCCAGGCATCGGCCTGTTGGCGCCGGTCGGCCGCCAGGTCGCGCGCTTGGCCGCGACCGATCCAAAGCCATAAAGCTAATAGCACCAGAGCAAGGATCAGCAGCCGCACGGGCCGCTCAAACAGCCAGCGCATCAGCGACACGGCAAGCTCCAGGCCGAAGGTCGACACGAAGCGCAGCCACTGCAACGCGCTCATCCCGTCACCTTGGGTGTCAGCGTCCGCTCGGGCGGCAGCATGGTAAAACAAGCGCGCATTTCGTCATTGCGACGGTTGACCAGTCCGGTGACGATAACGCCGCCCGCCTTGTTCCAGAGGGCGAAGGCATTGCACGCGGCATACCAGTCGCCGGCCTTGAACTGTCTGGCCATGGTCGAGCCGCAATAGCCCGCGACGCCGATATTGTAGGCGACGCTGATCGCGGCCCCGAGCTGATAGATGGTGGTGGCGATCTGGGGCGTGCAGGTCAGGACGCCCTTGCCGAAGTCGCTCTTGATCGCGGTGCGGAGGAAGACGCGGCATTCAGCCAGGGTATAGCGCTGCATCTTGACCCGCGTTTCGCCGGTGCAGACGGTCCATTTGCCGACGATGTCCTTGTAGGGGACGGTTTTTGTCCCCTCCCATTTCTGGATCAGGCCGCCCGCGACTTCGGCCGCCTGGTCGTTGACGACGGCGACGGTAGAGCCGCCCGCGAGCGCGCCAGCGGCCAATATCGCGATTGCGCCACGCGAAGAGGTTTCAGCCATGGCGGAAGCCCGCCTGATGATAGGATTTGTGCCCGTTGCCCATGCCGCGCTTCTGGCAAGCGGTGCCATCGCACGCGCCCCGGACGCACACACCGACCGGTCAGAAGAGGGGCATTTGCCTGTCGTCTCGCAGCTTGGCGCGGTAGCGGCGTATCGTGCGGATCGTGTAGCCAGTGGCCCGCGCGATGTCACGTTCGGACATGCTGGTATCGTGGATCATCGCGTTGATCTGGGCGGCCGCCCGTGCACGGGCCTGGGCGAAGCTTCCGGTCGGCCCAAGCGGCATATCGACGCGGGCCGGGCCGACACCGGCCGTCAACAGGTCGGCGACGGCATGGGCGGCCGTCTCGCCCAGGAGCTGGCAAAGCCAGTGATTTCTGTCCGGCGCGGGCGGCACATAGATTTGCGTGCCGCCCTTCTCGGCAGCCAGCTTCAGCGCGGCGGTTTCACCCGCCACCGCCGCGATCTGGCCGAGAATGCCGGTAAGGTCAGACATCAGCCGTTGCCGCCCAATGCTTCGAGACGCTGGCGCGCATCCCGGTCCCGCGCGGCGCGCAACCAGTTGCCCATGGCGCCAGGCAACCCGCCCGTCGAGGTCGAACGGATGCCGGCGAAGTGGATGGTCGCACCGTTCCAGTTCACTTTCACGGTGGCACCGACCGCCACCAGCGCCGCGCGGCTCGATTCCTCGGCTTCGTTCCGCGCCTTGATCCAACGATCATAATCGCCCAGGGCGGACATGCCGTCGGTTGCGGCCCGGTTCTGGGTCAACATCCGATCGACCAGGGCGATGCTCTGCGCCAGCGTCACGACGGCATCTCTTCTGGCCGGGCGAAGCCGTTGCTGCGCATCCATTCGCCCATGGCAACCGCCGCCCGCGACCAGTCGATCGGATCGCGGCCATAGCGCAAGCCGCCGAAGTTATAGACGGCGGACGTGATCGTCATGTCCTGCTGGGCGGCGCCGACTTTCTTCAGCCGGTTGAGGATCGCCTCGCACAGACCTTCCTGCAATTGCTCTACCCGCAGCGTCTCGCCATGGGGACCGCGTTGGGGCCAACCGTTGCGCTCGGCCATGGCCTTGAGTGCCTCGATCAGCCGGAAACATTCAGACTGGCGCATCCACGCCATGCGTTCGCACTTGAGCTGTCGCGCGGCGAAGGCCTCCAGCGCCTTCTCGGACGGGTTGCGAATGACGCCCAGATTGTAGAGCGACAGCCACATGGCGCGGGCCTTGCGGGCGGCTGGATGGTCGGCACGCGGCGGCGTCTTCCTGGGCTTGGCATCGGGGCGCACAGAGGCGGTGAAGCCCTGCCGCTCGAACTCCGCCACCACATCCTGCAACTGCGCGATGGTGCATTTCTTGGCGCTCGGCTGCCGGGTGATCCGGCGCAGGGTGGCGCGGTAATCCTCGTCCTCAAGGCCCAGCATCTTGCGGGCCAGATGCACCTTGGCCAGCAGTCCACGGCGCTGTCGATCGGTC